TTCTAGCATTCATTGTTGTAACCATTTTAGTTTCACAAGCATTAGGAAATACATATCTAGCATCTTCTATAGCTTCTTTTTCTATTGCATTGTATTCTTTTTTATGTTTTTTTGCCCATAAGTTACGAATATTTTGATTCAGATTTAATAGTTTTTGATTATCTAAAGCCATATATTCTTCTTCAGTATCTTCAAACCATGTAGGGTATCTGTTTTCTATTTTATTATCTATAAGAGCATCTACTAACTTATCATATGCATCTTGAGATTCTTCCATATGTTTTATGAATATTCCTTTTGTATATGAATCTTTAGCTATCTCTGGTGGGATTATATATTCAAACTGATCAAGTTTTACATATCTTTGAGATTGTTGTGAGAAACTTGCTATTCTATGTCTCACTATTTGGTGAGAACAACTTCTTGATATTCCTTCAATTCCGAAAGTAAATGTAACATGTTCTATTGGAGATTCATGTCCCATACTTACTAAATGTTCTACAAATTTTGCTACTTCTTCATCTGTAAGTTTTTCCATTATTCCGTCTACTCCTACTGGTGAGTAACAAAGTTTTGCTGCTGCTGCAACTATTGCATCTGGATTAGGCGTATGAGCCATTAATTTTACTTTTAATTCTGTCATTTAACATCCCTCCTCTATTTCCATTTTTCTAAGATTCCAACTTTCAATCCAATCATCTAAATCATTTTCTTTATAACCTACTCTTTTTACCCATTCTGTAAATTCTTCTACTGTATCATTTATTGGTCTAAAACATTTCAGTACTTCACTAAATGGTTGTAAATAGTCTTCTATTACTTCTCTTGCTTCAATAGCCGCTTGAGTTCCATCATAACCTCTCATCATTAGAACTCTTACATAATCTTTTTCTGTCATATTCCAATTCGTTACTGTGCCTACTACAGTTGAAAATCTACAATATAATCCGTTAGGTTGTTTTGCTATAAATCCAGCCATTATTCATCATCCCATTCTTCTAATTCTTTTCTCAAATGATTTAATTTTGCCCATGCATAGTTAAATTTTTCTGTTCTTTCAAATACATAATTTCCTTGATAATCTCTTGTGAATTTAATTTTTAACCATGATAAAGCTAATGCTAAATATGTACTTTTTACAATTTTCTTTTCCTTTGTATCTACAGGTTTAGTTTGTTTTATAGGTCCTTGGCCATTAAGTTGTCTACATTTCTTTTCATCAGGATCTAAAAACATACATAAGTCATTAATTTTAGAACATTTTATTTGTTTCCCCACTTTTGTTGCATGTTTGCATTTCATAAATTTTAACTTCCTCCCTCATTTTACCTTTAGTTAGACAGCCACAATCTTTGCATTGACTGACTACTCCATAATCTATTTCTAAGAAGAACACCATACCCCCACAAAGAGGGCAGGCATTCTCTTTTCCTCCTAAGATTTTCTTCATATTTTCACCTTACATATATAACTTACTCACTATCCATGCTCCAATAACCACTATGATTATTGCATCCGCTATTGCTCTATTCATATTTTTCCCCTTTTATTTCCCATTCTTCTGGAATAGCTACCTCTTGGCAACTATATCCTAATACCTTAGATATTGAGCAACCTTCACAATCTTCATTGCTACTGCATTCTTTTTTTATTGTTAGTAATGCTTGCTTTACTTCTTCCATTAATCTTCCTCCTTCAAATATCTTTCTATATCCTGTATTGCACATTCTATTGCTTGCATTGGCTCTAACTTATATACAATCATATAAATTTTAGCTATATGTACTATTTCATTTACTCTACTTAATATCAAAGCTTATCACCCCCTTTTTAATCCTTGTAATTCTTCAAGTTTCTCACAATCAACATACTTGAATTTATCCATATATTCTTTATTCCTTTACATTTATTTGTTCCATAGATACTCTAGCTGTTCTTCCTCTGTTATCTCCTCTATCAAAGCTTTCTCTTTCTATAAAAACAAATTCTTTTGTCTTTTTATCAACAGCTATGTATAATCCAGTTTCTTCTAATAGTCCTTTTAATACTGTACATATCATTGTAACAGCACTTTCCATTTCTTCTTTGTTCATATTTTTACCTACTTAATCCTAACCCTCAAAGCTCCATCCATTTTCACCTACTATTTCTAATATTTCTTTTAGTGTATAATTTTCAAACGGATGATTCATAAAATAAACTCCATTTGATATATCTTCATTATCAAATGTATAGTTATATACAGACCAATCATAGTTTTTTGCTTCTTCTTTGCTCATATCATCTATATCTTCTATATTTTCAAAACTTATAAAATCCCAACCGCATGGATGTATTAAATCTCTTTTAATCCCTTTTGCATTTTTATAGTTTACATATATTCCATTGTGAAAAAACTTAGATGCTTTATATACTTCTTCTAAATATTCATCGCTTAGAAACTTTAATTCTTTGTTCATATTTCCTCCTAAAAGAATGTTAGTTGTTCATAATCAACTTGTTTTATTTCTTCTTTTTTAAACTCTTCTGCTGGATCCTTCCAATAAATTCGACCGCATGTATAACTACAATTTTTCGTTCTATCACAATCTTTGCAGCATTGATTTTTACAAATTCTATTTAAATCAAGTTCTTCGTTGCTTTCTATTTGTTCCAGCAGCATTAACTCTTTTACCGAATCCATTCTCTCGCAGCCTAAAGTTGTAAGATTTTCACATTCAAATTCCATTTTTATTTTCTCTTTTCGTTAATTTTTATTATCAATTTAGCTATATTTACACCTGTTTTCGTCAATTCTTTATCATGAAAAATTAATTTTTCATGGTTCATTCTTAGTAATTGACTTTTATTAATTAATATTAAATTATCTTTTTCTAAGTTCAATTTGTTTTGATCAGCAAATATAACTACATCATCTTGTGTTAATTTGACATTATGATATTTTTCATATAGAATCCTATGCTTTAATTTCCACACATTAGGTTCTTTTACTTTTATTAGAATATATCCTTTAACGTCAGTTCTTTCACTGCCCACTTCTTTTTTATTCCAAGGTTTATGCCCTTTTTTAAAAGAAGTTTTATTTATTCCTGTAAGCCCTTTTGTGCCTTTATTCCAGGTTTTATGTCCTTTTTTAAATTGGCCGTTAAATCCTGTATTATAGCCAAATCTTTTAATTGCATTTTCTATTTGAGCTAAATTAAAATTATACTCAAACTTTTCGTTCATTAAATCAAGTATTTCCTTGCGATGTTTTCCTGAAGTTATTTCTCCAAGATATTCTTTTTCTTCTTTGGTCCATATATGGCGAGTTTTATTTATCTTACTCACCACCTTCAAGCATTTTTGGCATTTCATCTTTATTACTTCCGTACTCTAATTCTACTGTTTTTGCTTTTAATACAACATTGGCATTATTGATAATTTGATTAGAGATACCTACTATCGCTTTACTTCTTGCTATCTCTTTTTCTAATTCTTCTCCTGCTAAATCTTCTTCATTTAAGCGCTCCAGTTGAGCAAATAAATGATTGTTTAGGTCACCCAAGGTGTTGCGTGGCATAAAATCATCCTCCCTATATATTTAGATATTTTTTTATAACTTGTATAGCTTCTTCACACGAGTAGCACACTTTAACCTCATAACCTTGCTCTAATAGGTTTCTAATCCATTTCTTTTGATTGTCGGTACATTTATTACGCCCAACTTTCATCTCTATAAATAGACCGTGTTTTGGGCTTCTAGGAACTGGTAAAAATAAATCTGGCACTCCTGATTTTGTCCCTGTAGCTTTTAATTTTCTAGCCTCTGCTTTATTTCTATATCCCCCATTAGGAATAGCGAATATTAATTTTAATTCTGAGTATTTGCAAGATTGTAAATTGCACCATTGAATTAGAGTTGCTTGTTCTAAATCTTCACCTTTCATTTTTAGTCCTCCCGTTGCTTTAGTTTCTAAATCTCTATCTGCATTTCTTATAGCTTTATATGCTGTGTCATCTGCGTAGCCTTCTGAATTTCTATCTAGTGTATATCTGTCCATATTGCCCCCTATTTTGCTGTTCTGTATGGTGCTAACATTGTTACTAATTTATGTACTAATATTTCTTTGTCTTTTGTTATTTTCGCCTCACTGTTTATCGCTGGTCCTCTTTTTTCTTCTGCACGATATTCTTCTCTACAAGTATTACTACAAAATCTTTGATTTGCTCTATTACTTGTATATTCTTTGCCACAATAATCGCATATTTTTTTATTCGCATTTTTTATGAAATTTATTTCCCATGTATTTTTATAAGGTTTTTCTTGTCTTATAGCTGATGCTACAGCTCCAGCGTATATTTTCTTGCCATATACACCTGTAAGATACTTCGCTACTGCATTTTGGCCTGTAAACTCTAATACTTCTCCAGTTTTTATATTTTTCACTTCGATTATATTTTTTTCCATTACTATTCACCCCTTCTCTTTACTTTTTTTGTTTCTAGTGATTTCAAATAGACTTGCAACTCCTCAGGGCTTAATTTGTATTCTTTTACTTTGCTGCATTTTTTCTCACTTTCGTAATTGCCTTTTAAAATAATCTCTCCTGGTTGAAAATAGTAAACTCCACCTTGATTATCTCTAGTTTTAACTTTCTTTACATTCAGATTTCTCGCTGATGATTTTTCTTTTCTAGTGCATCCACATGATTTTGTGTTTCCAGATTTCAAGTTATATTCTCTGACGGATACTGTATTTCCGCAGCTACACTTACATATCCATTTTCTTCTACCACTTGATTCTTGATCTAATCCTATTACTGTAAGTTTGCCAAATACTTGTTCAGTTAGGTCTGGAATTTCTCTAACAAGTCCCATTTCTTTTACATATTTTTTTATAGTATTTTTATTTCTATTTAACTCATAAGAGATGTTTAGTATGCTTAATCCTTTATTGTATAATCTCTTTATCTTTTTTCGTTCTAAGTCTGATAGTCTTGTTGCCATTTGATTATCCCCTTTCTGAGGGCTCGTTAAAGCCCCTGTAGTTACTTTATAGTTTTTATATGCTCCAATAAACGTCCTTGAACTTCTGCAATGGTTTTTATTTCCTCATAAGTGCTATTTTTCTTGCATTTTTCTAGTTCTAAAACAATTAGTAATTCTATTTCCTTTGGTGTTTTGCCATAAAATCCTAACTCTTTTATAAGTTTTATGGTTTTTTCGTTGTAATTTTTATACAGTTCCATCTCCGCACCCCCTATTTATTTCCTATAGGATAATACATTAATTCCTTTCCGCAGAACAGATAATATCTAGACCCTTTATCTCCATCTCGATTCTTATCCAAAATGACTTCAACTAATGTATAGCCTTTTTCTTTTTTATCTCTCATGCTTTCGATAAATTCTTCTAGTCTAGTACCTTCATTAAAACCTGTTCTTTTCCATGCTTGTTCTAATTCCTTCTCTTCTGTAACTTCATGTATGTAAACCACTTGATTACTATCTTGGTATATTGCCCTTGATTCTCTACAATAAGTTTCTCCATGCGGTCTATAATTTCCAGTACCTTTATCCGCTAACTGTGTTAGTTGTATTACTATCATGTTGAAATCTAATGTTATATTCTTTAATTCCCTCGACAATTCCGCTACCTGTCGTTCTCTAGAGACTTTTGTATCTGTTGGAGTTAATAGTTGTACATAATCTACTATCAGTACGTCTGGCTTATACATTCTTAGTGCCTTTTTAATTTGTGCTATCGTGCTTATACTATCGTCTATTCTCAACTTATCTGTATTCAAACTTTCCATAGTCTCTATTATTTTCTTGGTTTTGCCTGAGGATAACTCTCCACTACGATATTCTTGTCTTGTTATTCCCGCGTAACTTAGTAAAATTCTCTCTGCTACTTGCTCCTTGCTCATTTCTCTACTAACTATTAGGACTTTTTTGCCCTGTTTTAACATATTAATAGCCATTCTTAAGCTCATAGCGCTTTTACCAACTCCACTTTTAGCTCCTATAGTAAGTAATTCTTTTTTAGCTAGGCCACCTTCTGTTAACTTGTCCACTATTTTTATTCCAGTTAATACACGTTCTATTTTTTCACCTAGCTTGTCAAACATATTTGCTATTATAGAACTTAATGCATTATCTTCATCTACTTCTTTATTTACCTTTGTGCCAGTTTCAAAAGTGTTAATGCAAGTATTTATATTTCTCCCTGTTTGAATCCCTTCTATAAGGCTTTTAGCAAGTTCTATCGTGTCTCTTTTTTGTTTCATTTCTTTTATTTCACCAATATAAAACTCTATATTACTTGCTGTTGTAGCATATTGGTTTAAATTCGTTATATACATCATTTCAACTGTATTATCTATTTGTTCTATCTTATTTACTAAACTTATTAGATCAATCGGTGATTTTTCTTTATCCAGTAGCTTCATTGCTTTATAAATAACTCTGTTATATTCGAAATAAAAAGTTTCTTCCGATAAATCCTGTATTACTTCAAATAAGTTAGGTTCTAACAATACCATCCCGAGAACTATTCTTTCATATTCTAAATTGTATAAATAATTGTTCATAAATCCTCCTATTCCCCAGGTCCATTTATCAAGTCTAGCAAGTCTAATGATGATTCGATTTTTGTAGTTGGTTGAACTGATTCACTTGGTTGGTAGTTTTCATCTAAATAATCTATATAAGCTCCATTAAAAAATGTGCTTCCATGTTTTATATATTGCTTGTCTGTATTTTCTTTTTCTTTAGCATATCTTTTTACCGCTCTTTCTAATTCTTCTGCACTTATCTTTTCTTTTGTAAGTATTCTTTTAATGTACTTATATGCTTTAGCTTTATCTTTCTTATTAGGATATAATTTCCATATATTATCTATAACATCTAAAGAAATAACAGCATTATTATTTGTATTATTAATATATGTATTATTATCCTTAACCTTTTCTTCCATAGGGGTATGGAACTTTTCTTCCATAGGGTATGGAACTTTTGATGAAGGGGTATGGAACTTTTCTTCCATAGGTTTACTTATATACAACCTTCTTTCTTCTATACTTTTGTTTCCTTCTTTATATATGATTTGTGATTTTATATATCCCTTTTGTATTAGCTGGTTTATCCATTTTGAAATAGATTTCTTAGATACCTTATATAACTCTGCAAAGTAATTATTACTAGCCCAGCAATAACCTTTTTCATTACATAAAGCAGTTATTTCCCCATATAGTAGCTTTGCATTAGGAGTTAAATCATTATCATATCTTACATTAGCTGGAATTATCGCATAATAAGATTTTTGTAATTCATTCATTATCTGCTCCCCCCTTTTATAAAATGTCAAATTTCGTATCTTTATAGTTATATTATACTATTTTTGTCTTACATTGTAAATACTTGTCTTGCAAAATAATATAATGATATTGCTTTATCTTACTTAAATATGTTAAAATGTAAATAAAAAATAAAGGTGGTGTGTTATGACAACTAAACAATTTACATTTAGAATGCCAAATGATTTAAGAGAAAAACTAGAGCAAATAGCAATTAAAGAAGATAGATCTTTATCGAATCTAATAATTAAAATTTTAAAAGATTATGTTAAAGTTAGCTCGGAGAAAGGAGAATAAACTCCTTTCTTTTTTTATTACTCCCCAACCTAGCTACATATCCATTACTTGCTGTCCTTCTATTTGTCTGCTATCTTCTTCTATAGGTTCTTCTGTATAATCTACATCTTGTGCTGGTTCATAGTTTGTTAGTAGTTGTAATAGCTCGTCCACTTCTTCGAATTTTAAGTCTTTTAGGTCATACCCGTTACTGCTGCAGAAGTATTCTAATTCTTTTGTGTTTTTAGCATCTTCGTGACTATATAATCCTTTTACTTCTGCCATTGCTAATAACTTTCTCTTTTGCTCACTTGTTGCTTTACCTATTACTACTTCTTTTTGTGGTAATTTATCTGGTACTTCTTTGATTTCGCAGCTATCATATAAACCTTGTAAATCTTCTGGAAATGCTTCTCTAAGCGCTGTAACCATAGCACATTTTTTAATCATTACCATTGGCATTATTTTCCAAGTTGATTGACTTTTAGAATATTCCTCCAAAGCTACAGATGACTTTATAGGGAACTTTCTATCGTTTCTATGAACTTCACACCATCCACCAATTAGAATATCTTTTTTAAGCTTTACAGAACCTTCTATCTCTACTAAATTTCCATCACGTTCTACTATGATTCCACTTCTCATACCTTCAAAGTGTTCATTTCTATTTGCTCTTTTTACAAATACATCTTTACCGACTACTATGTTAGCTGGGCTTGTCCCAAATTTAATTAAATAAGCTTCATTTAAAAATGGATTAAGATGTTGAGCTTTACACAATTCGATAAACATTAATGTTTCTTGATCTGTTATATTTCCATTACCTCTGACTAAGTAATTTTTAACTGTATTATTGTTTAATACTTGTCCACCGTCTAATTTGTATTCTGCAAGTGCTAGTGCATTGTCATTTACTTGTACTGCTTTAGTCATGTTATTCACCTTCCTTATTTCTCTCTAATTCTTCTATATTAAGTCGTAAAGCATATAATAAACTGCTTTCATAACTATCATGTTTTCTATTTCCTATTTGTTTTAATGTGTCTTTATAGTGTTCTTTGAATATATCTAATGTCATAAACTCTCTATTTCTTAGAGCAAATTCAGCTCCTTCGATAAATCCTAATCTTCCTTCTGGGTCAGTAGTATTTCTGTATAGTCTAACTAGGAATAATCTTTGTTCTAGTGTTTTTATATCTGAGTTTTTTACTCCCTCAGATTGTAATTTTAACTTCATATTATCCCCCTCTTATGGTATAATTTAAGTATCTTATATTACATATAGTGTTTATTTGCTAGCTCCCTAGACTGGTACTCTAGAGAGCTTATTTTGTTATGCGATAAAATCTAGGTATGCATGATCTAAGATGTCATATAACTCTACTTCTTGTTGTTTGTATTTTGAGTATGCCTTGTTGATAATAGCTTCTTTTTCTTCTGTCGATATGTCAGTTCTTCCTGAGTTGTCTAAGAATATTTTGTAGTATGCTAAGTAGTTTTTCTTGTCTTGAGCTTCAACAAGCTCTTTTACATCTTCATAGATTTGTTTTTTACTCTTCATTTGTTATTCCCCCTTTATCTCCAGTTACATTTTGAGTTCATTAACTCTATAAGTTGCTTTACAGTCATATTTGGATATTTATTTGCTAAGTAGTTTAGAACTTCTGGTGTACATTTCATCTAACCACCTCCTTTACACCTTCGATAACTGCATCTAATACTTGATGCATCTTTGAAATTGTGTATTCTGTGTCTCTACTTCCTGTTGATGTGTATAAGAATGTGTCTTTTGTTCTATAAAGGTCTGTTCTAAGAGTTAGACTGTAAAAAGGTTCATTATCTAATCCTTTTAAGTGATGTATTCAACTTTGTCAAATAGCTTATTTGCTTCTTCTCTGAACTCTTGATTTGTCATTTATAGTACCTCCTTTATACAGCTTTCATATTTCTTCTTTTGCATTCCCCTAGTTGATAAAATATTTCTTCATCTTTAAATAACTTATTGCATATGTCGTAAACTCTTTCTAAGTTCTCTCTAGAAGGTGTTAATGGACTTTTTACAGTTATCTTAACCCCTCCATTTTGATATATTTTTTCTTTCATATTGCACCCCCTAATAAAATATGATGTCTAAAATTTGTCCTATTCGTGGATGCTTCTCCACCAAGCTCCGATTACGAAACCTAAGCTAAATACGATACTTACTATTATGTATTTTACTAGCATATTGCCTCCCATCTACATAACTACATTTTCTAGTAATATCTGTCTATTTACTGCATCTATAAGGTCCTTATAAACTGTTGGTACTTTGTATGTATTTATAGTTTCTAAGGCATCTTCTAACTGGCAACGTTTTATTGCTTTGTAACTTTGTACTGCAAATTCCCTTTTAAGTTGATTTTGTGCATCTATATATATCTTTGTTCTAATAGATTTATCTTTATATGCTAAAGAGTTTTTGCCACCTAATTCTTTTATTACTTTGCCTCTTAGGGCTTTTTGTAAAGTATCACATTCTATATTGAATAGTGGGGCATTATCTTTGAAGTTCTTTAGATCTTGTTTTACTTCATTTACATTTTGTTCTATTTGCTGTTGTTTCTTGTCTATTGTAAATATTGCTTGTAACTCTTTGCTTATACCAGTATACGGATTTAGATTTTTTAATTTTTCTTCCATTTTATTAAATGCTTCTATGTATTTAAGTTTCCACATATCTGCTTTAGCTCCAGTAAATCCCATTACCAAAAATGAAAATCCATCTCTAGTAAGTAAGTATTCTTTAGATTGTCTATTTGATTTATCTAAATATGTACTTTCTATAAAATATTTAGGTGAAGCCAAAATTGGATTAACCTCGATTTTTTCCTTTATAGTTCTTAAAACTTTAGAGTGTTCTTTTTCAAAATTATTAGCTACCTCTCTACTGCTAACTACTGGTTGACCTTCATATTCTTTTACATCTATACTTGCTACTAAGTTATTCATTTTGTTTATGTAATCCATATTTCAATCCCCTTTCCTTCTAATTGTTGTATTGCACTTTAAATCCTTCTGTTATTTGTACGAATTATTAAAAAAAATATCCTCTATAGAACATCCAAAGATATCAGCTAATTTTTTAGCTTTATCAAGTGGAGGCTGGGCAGTTCCTAACTCATAACAGGAGAATGTTTGTTGTGACACTCCTATTATTTCAGCTACAAAACTTTGTTTTAATTTCTCTTTTTTTCGATATTCTTTTAATCTGTTCATTCTTTGTCTCACCTACTTTCGTAATTTAAGTAGTTGTTTTTATTTTTTACTAATGTAATTTGTATTTATGATTAAAGTATATACTAATTAAATTAGTATGTCAACAATTTTTGTAACTTAATTAGTATTTTTATGAAAGACTTGAAAAATACAAGGATTTTTAGTAAAAATGTAGTATATATAAGTATAAATTGTTTTAAACATATTTTTAAAAAACAATCAATATAATAAGGATTAGAAAAAGGGATACAGCAAAGGATAACCAGGAGGAATAAACCATGAATGAATTGTTACCAAAGAGATTAAGAGAGTTAAGGAAGGAAAATAAATACACTCAAGAAGAAATGGCTAAAAAATTAGGAGTAACTACATCTGCTTATGGATTTTATGAGCAAGGGAGAATAGTTCCTGATACTTTAAAAATTTTAGAATTAGCAAACATGTTTAATGTAACAACAGACTATTTATTAGGCTTATCAGAAGATAAAAAACCTATAGAAGATATAACAGAGCGCCAAAAGAAAGCTATAAGAATGACTGATCAATTAACGGATGAGCAATTTAAATCTATTTTAGAAATGGTGTTAAGCTTTAAAAAGGACTAGGTGAATCCTAGTCCTTTTTATATTTATTTATTATCTATTTTCTTTATTTCTTTTTCAACGAGCTGGATGTATTTTTCTAAATGTTCTTGACCTAATAATTTTATTATTTCAACTTTATTTATTTCTTTCATATTCTAGATTATTCCCCCTTTTTCATAGAACGTATGTTCTATTTCTTATATACATTATATACTATTTTTTAGAGTATAGCATATAAAAATGTTATCGAAATATTTTTAATCTAATCTTATTGTACAATAAATTTGGAATATTTAATATAAATTTCTACATATAAAAGGTAAAATAATATGTTAATATATGCTACAATTTAAGAAAAATAAATAACTAAAGAGGGGGATAATTATGGGATTATTTAAATCTAAAAAAGATAAATCTAATGAAAGACAAGTTATAACTTCTAAAAAAGTTTACAATTTAAAATCAAACGGTAAATATGAAATTGTCTTAGAAGGGAAATTTATTTCTATTACCGCTAAAGGAATTATGAATTCAATAAATAAAGGATTTACAGGTACAAAGAAAATCTGTTTAGACAATGTAACAGGAGTACAATATAAAAAACCTGGTTTAACTACCGGATATCTACAAATAATATTAATGGGTAGCCAAGAGGCTAAAGGCGGAGTTTTTAATGCGGTACAAGATGAAAATACTATTTCTTTCACTAAAAAAGATAATGAACAAATATTAGAAATTAAAGGATATATAGAGAACTATATAGAAAATAAAAATAACTATAGAAGTCAAAATATATCAAGTGATGCAGATGAATTAATGAAATTTAAAAAACTTCTAGATATGGGCGCTATAACTGAAGAAGAATATGAAAATAAAAAAGAACAAATATTAAAATTATAGATAAACATCAGGGCAGTTTTACCAGCTGCTCTTTTTTTAAGGAGGAAATAAGATGTATGCAATGTATTTGAGAAAATCAAGGGCTGATGACAAGGATATTCCACTAGAAAAGGTCCTTAAAAACCATTACAATATGCTAACGGAATTAGCTGACAAGTTAAAAATACAGATAGAAGAAGAAAATGTATTTCGAGAAATAGAAACTGGAGATAGTATTTCTATCCGTCCAAAGATGCAGGACCTACTAGAAAAAGTGTCTGAGGGATTATATGAAGGTGTTTTTTGTACAGAATTATCAAGGTTATGTAGAGGTAGTAAGATAGATCAGGAAATTGTATCTAGTACCTTTACTGCAGCAGAATGTAAAATAATTACACCAAGTAAGACTTATGACCTTGCAAATAATGAGTTCGATGAAGAAATGGTCGATTTTGGATTATTCATGTCTAGGAGAGAATATAAAACTATTACCAAGCGTATGCAAAGAGGTCGTGAACAGTCTGTAAAGCAAGGCAAATATATTGGCAGTATATTGCCCTACGGCTATAATAAGGAGAAATTAGAAGGAGAAAATGGCTTTAGGTTAGTTATAAACGAAGAAGAAGCACATATAGTAAAATTAATATTTAAGTGGTTTTTAGAGGACAATGCTGGAGCTAGTATAATAGCGAAAAGGCTTAATCAAGGCGGTTATCCTACTAGAAGTGGTCGTGTATGGAGTTACAGCTCAGTAAAAAATATATTAACAAGCAATGTAGTAGCTGGATATCTTAAACATGGAGAAAGAAAATATAAGAAATATATAGATACAAAAGGTAATGTAAAAAAATCTAGACCAGTAAATGCTGCTGTTGAATATTATAAAGGATTGCATGAGGCTATTATACCTTTAAGTGACTTTGAGAAAGTGCAAGATATATTAAATTCTAGAAAGCAGCATAAGTCTAACTTTGATTTGCCACTTAGCAATCCACTTGCTGGACTAATAAAATGTAGTGAATGTGGAAGGGTACTGATAAAAAGGCCATGCCCACAGGGTAACTTTTTATATTGCCCTACTACTGGATGTAAAAACATGGGCTCTTATCTAAATAGAGTTGAAGAACATATTTTACAGGCATTATCAAATACATTATCTGATTATGAATATTATGTAGATAATTATGAGCAAGAAACAATAAAAGAAAAAAGAAATGTAGACAATGATCTAAAAAGAATTGAAAAAGAAATTGAAAAACTAAATAAGCAATTTGAAAAATGCTGTACATTCTTAGAACAAGATGTATATACTATAGAAATATTCAAGGATAGGACCAGTAAAATAAAAGATAAGATTCGAATACTAGAAGAAAATAAAAAAGTATTAGAAAAAGAATTTGGCGACGATAAAGTTATAAAAATAAAAAAACTAATACCTAAATTAGAAAATGTATTAAAAAATTATAATACTCTTAGTATAGAAGGAAAAAACGAATTGCTAAAAAGCATTATAAAAGAGGCTATATATTCTAAAAAGAAAAAGTGTAAAAAAGGTAGTCGTGAGGATTATTTTGAATTAGAAATAACACTAAATATATAATTATTATGTATAGCATTGATGTGCATATGAATTAGCTCGTTAATGCTATACATAAAATAAGCTAGAGAATATAATTTCCCTAGCCTTTTTTACGTGTTATTTCCCTACATCATTATTATCATAGCACTTGCTACTCCAATTCCTAGATATGTAATGCGCCCTGTAACTTCCAATACTAATTTTCTCATAGTCATTACCTCCTTCATTAGGATTATTAGCTGTTTCTGGAATATTTATACAAATTTTAGAAAAAATTTTTCAAATTCGCTTGACTATTGGTTACCAATAGTATATTATATAAGTATAATAAATAATAAGAAAGGGGTAAGGAAGATGAAAAGAAATTTAATGAAAGAAGCTCATAAAATGACAAAGGAAATAAAAGAACAATATCCAGAAGTAGATTATCAAGCTCAATTAGGTTTATGTTTATCTTTCTTAGCTCAAGAAGGGGAACAAGAAATGAAAATAGAAGGAAAAAGCGAAAAACAAATAAAATATGCTGAAAATTGTAGAGATAGCAGAATAGCACAATTTGAAAGAAAAATAGAAAGATTAGGAACAAGTGAAGTAACAGCAACTTATGAAGTAAGAAAAACTGGGGAAAAATTAGAACTTACAAAAGTTGAAGCATTACAAATAGGTATAAATGTATTAAAAAACATGACAAAAGCTTGGGAAATAATCAATGCTTGTGAATGTGATATAGAAATATTAATATACCACTACGGTCAATATAGATAGGAGAAACTTATGAAAGAACAAAGAAATTTGAAAGTAAGTTGTTGTAAAGCTGGAGGTAATGCAAGTAAAAATGCATTGTCTTACAAGTTAACTCTTCCAGTAGCATGGATTAAAGAAATGGGTATTAGTCCAGAAGATAGGGAAATAACAGCTACTTTTGAAAACAATAAAATTATAATAGAAAAGGGGAAAAGAAATGAAAGCTTATAAAACAAAAACTTGGAATGATTACAAAATTCTAAAGGAGGATTCTATCAACACAGTTGATGTAAGTGAAATAGCAGAAGTAAAATTAGCTGAAAAAAATGGGGAACAATATATATTTGGAATAACAAATCATATAGATGACATATGGTGGCAAGGGTTCAAATTAGAATATGAATACGATGGTAGAGATTTATTTGAACTTTATCATCTATATAGAGAAGATTACATAATAAATAATCGTTAAATATTAATTTTAATTTTAATCAAAATAAAAAGGACTAGAGTTATTCTAGTCCTTTTCTGCAAGCAATTTTATAATTACATAAATTAAGTTTTAATCCTTGTTTTAGTGGATATTGCTTGCTCTTATATTATAGCACATATTAAAAATAGAAGCTAGAAGGTCTCTATACCTTCTAGCTATTTTTATGGCCAGAGCTCCTATGTCTCTAAATTTTTACAAGGCTCATACGTCCTTAATATATTATAATATTATTTTTCAAATACTTCTACATATTTTGGTGAGGCTGTTATATATACTCCTGATTTTAGTTTATACATATCTGTTCCAGTTCTCTCAATTTTTTGAGTTATAGTAAATACATCTCCTTTTTCAACTTCTCCTACTACACTGCTTGAATTAAAATTAGCTTTATTATGTATGTTTATTTTGTCTGCTATTACTCTAAGATATTTTGTTTTATTATCTGTATTTTTTGCCACATAAGTTACACCTAATTGTTCACATACACCTCTTGCTGTTGCTTCAGCACATTTTTCAATATAATCCTCGTCTAACATGTGTTTAGCTTCTTTCCAATAATCCATGAATCCATATTCTATTAAAATAGCTGGTGCGTTTGTTTGTCTAAGTATTGCAAGAGTGAATCCACACATTTCAGTATCTTGTACAACACCATAATCTCTTTCCGGCTGTAATGCTTCTTTTAATTCAGCATGTACCTTATTTGCTAAAGAAACGGATTTAGAAGAACAACCTTTAGTTTTTAATACTAATAAACCTTTAACTCTAGTTTGGAATTTAGTACAATTACCACTTGCATTGAAATGGTTTGATACAACTAAATCTACGCCTAAACTATTAAGATGTTTTGCTCTAGTAGCTAAAGGTGTATCTGTTTTATCTTTGAATCCAGAATATGCAACACCGATGTTACATCTTTTAAGTGCATCACCTAATGCATATGATACCTTTTTATTAAATTCGTATTCATGTATAATTTGTCCTTTCTTTTTAAGGACGTTTCCTTGTTTGTCTTTTATATCATCTAGTATTGATGGAGTTCTTTTTCCATCTGTCACTAAACTGTGACCCGCATCTATACCTACTAAATATTTACTCATAATAACACTTCCTTTTCTAAAAATAAAAGGTACTTAAAAAATCGACCTTCTTATCGACCTCCTAAGCACCTTACAGTTATCTTATAAAGTATTTATATCTATTCTTATTCTCCAAATCCGTCTGTTTTAAAATCTGTAATTATACCCATACCTACTAGTATAGTTAAAACTGAATTAACAAAATCTTGGAAGTTATTAGGTAAAAAATCTAATCCAAATTGTTGAGCTGTTAACACTAATAATGCTGTTATAGATAACCAAAAACTTTTGTTTTTTATTTGTTCTTTTAAATTAAATTTCATCTTATTACCTCCTATTAATTAAATAAATTATTTTGTATTGCATAAAAGAAAAAACTAACCAACGCTGTTATAATTGCACAAGTTAGTTTATTTAAGTTGCTTGCTAATTTGTCTATGGTATTGCATAGATTTTCTATTTTTACTGCCATTTCAGACTGTGTATTTTCTAGTTTGTCTATTCTTTCAGAATGTCTTTGAAGCCTTTCATCGTGTCTCTTTAGTGTGTCTTTTAACCATTCATCATTCATGCAAAATTCCTTTCTGTAAATAAAAAAGGACTGTACCGCTACAGTCCTTTTAAAAATAGATTTAGTTTTTTTTAATTATATATTGTTTTTATTTTTTATTTTCTCACATTTTACATCTTTTTCACCCCCTTTACAGTTATTATACTATAAGATGGTTTAAATACCATTTTTAACTGCTCTATGATCTTATTTACTTGGTAAAATACTTGGTAAATTAGTACACAATATTTTTAAATTGCGAACTAAATATTTTTATATTTCTTGCCAAGGTTTGAAGTTTCCTATTCTTTCTAATAAAGTATTAGCATCATTAGAAAAAGAAATAGCTCTATCATCAACATATACTATAGCTGGTGGTTTTGTATCTGATATTTCATCAACTACTATGTTATATTTACGTAAATAATCTTCTATAGCCTTTATACCTTTTTGTGTAGATGTTCTACTCGATACAACTACCACTTTATATTTTTGTCTAATTTCATCAATAGCCTCTTTTATTCCTTTGCAAGGTGGGTCAGGTATATTTTCCAATCCTTGCCATCCACTAATATAAGAGTGGATTACTCCATCAAAGTCTAGTACGACTGTTTTCAATGTATCCATATTAATAATTCTCCTTTTTTTCATAATGAGGTTCGAAACCACTTATTTCAAAACAACTTCCTTTTCCTTCTTCTAAGTAAGGACAATTTTCTTTATGTTTACAACTATCACAATCCCCTATTAAAGATTCAATTATATTTTTGATAAATTTAAACATTTTTAATAATCACCTACTTTTTAAATTGCGAATTAATTCATTTTTGCAATAAAAAAAGAACTATTCAGTTATTAGTTCTTCGCAACCACTTTCTATAAGTATTTGTTTAACTTGCTCTTTAAGTTTTGCAGGTACTTTTGCATATGTTAATTTACCTTGCATTATTCTATAAGCTAAAAATTCTGCCATATCATTCACCTCCTCCCAAAGTCATCATTATTAATTCCTCAATCGCTTGTGCTTGTCTTTCTTGTTCTTCTTGAATCAAGTCTAGTTGAGTTTTAGATTGTTCTGTTTGTTCTTGTTGTTGCATTTTTTCAAATTCTTCTATTTCTTCTGTTGTAGCATCTCTATATATTCCATTATCGTATATTCTATATGTCATAATATCCCTCCTTATCTGCCATAAATCTTATAATTATTACCTTCAGCAAAGGTACCATATCTAAAAAGCAATTTATTTATACCTTTTTTATCATTCCAATTTGCTGAATTATATGTGCCCTCACTGCTAGAAAGAATTGAACTATTGCATCTTTTCCAAATTAAAAATAAAACTGGATTTTCAGCACATAAATATATCGAAAATGTACATTCTTTATTTACTTGCCATAATATCGATGATAATACTAAATCAACCCCACTTGCTTGATTTTCAGAATAACTAGTTATTGCCATTCCACAATTAGATGTTCCTCCTGCTTTTCCTTTTGCTATTATTAATATTTCTTTATAATCATTATCAAAAATTTCCGTAATTGCACTAACAGTTTCTGTTAAAGTTAAATCTTTCAATAATTTCCACTCTTTTTCACTTCCACCAGTACCACCTTCACCTCGAGGAATACCTAAATTCAATAGAGGATTTTCTGTAGTTCCTGTAATACTCGCAGTCGCACTACTTCCACTCTCAAGTGTTTCTACTGTTCCTATTTGTAAATTTGGAGTTGCACCAGTATCTCCATTGTCTCCTTTCCAATTATACCAAGTGTAATTTTTTGGATTTGTTGGAGAATCTGCATTTGTATCTACACATAAGCCTATATATGCATTTGGTGTATCTGATATTTGTCCTGCTAACTGTGGTGCTCCTGTACTTGAATATTTTATATGTAAATACTGACTTGTACCCCCACCACTTGACATAGGAAGTGTTATTCCTTTGCCTAATTTACTACCCTTTGAATTTACAAGTTGAAGTAAATTAGTAGCACTATCTAATGACAAATCAGTTGGTTGGTTGTTCGCAATATCTTTACATTGCGAACTAACATCGCTTATACCTTCTTCCATTCTGTTTAACTCTGCTGTTGTAATTTTTTCTTTTGCTACCCATGTTTTTTTAGCAAAAGTTCCGTCTGCATTTGTAGAAGCTACAGGCTCTGCATAAGTAACAATAGCATAATCCGTTAGAGCCTGGTCTACTTCATTTGTTGTGTTAGTTGCTACCAATTCGGAAATGGGAGTTGTGCATGGTCTTTCTAGTACATGGAATTGTCCTATTACTTTTGGAATTGTTACTGCCCCGTCAGTATCATCGAACAAATCAAATACCAAATCAAAATCTCCGACTTCTACTTCTTCATCGATTAGATCTTCTGTTACCTTAAGGTGTATTTTCCCATTTTCAACTTTTGCAATTGCACTTGCTACTTCTACATTATTCGGTTTTATAACCGTTACAGCTGCGTTTATTGCGTTTGTTTTTTCTATTAAATCTGTACTTCCTTTAAAATTAAAAGAAGCATTTTTTACAGCAAAATAATAATGTACATTCTTATTTTCTCTGAATAAATATATGTCTTTATTTAATTTTGCTTGATTTCCATTTACAGTTATTTCATAATCATACTTAATCAAGTTAACATCCCCTTTCTATTTACTATTTAGCTTATTTTCTAATTCTTCTACTTTTTCCATTGTCTTCTTTAGTGCTCCAATTAGCACATTTACTAACTGAGTTTCCTCTATAGCTAGTGTTGCTTGATTTTTATATGCTTCTTCTGCATTAGTAATTAGTTGCCCGACCTTATTATCTGTTCCATCAGAATTTACAAGCATATCCTGAGCTATAGCTGATAGTCTTTTTTCGCTTTCTCCTATATAATTATAAGTCGCTAATGAGTAATCATTTTTTATAAAATTATATAAATCATCATAATCAATAGAAGAATTTCCATCTAAATAATCTATATTTTCTTTTAATGTTCTATCTGAACTTGTTTTTACCCCATTAGTTGCATATACAACATTCCAAAATCCATTCGTAGAGCCTAATCTTATACCCCCACTCGTGCTTGTAGGATTATAACAAGGCATGAAATAGGTATATTCATTATTTGCATCTCTTGTCAATTTAACCATTCTTGTTGAGTTATCATTTGGTGGCGTATATCCTTGTACCCCAAAATAAAGACTGTTGTTACTTGTAATAAGTCCTGGCGATTGTAAATATTCTGTCGCAGTTACTTTGCCAGGAGTTAATTGAGCATAACTTCCATCATTAGATTCTCCATATACTTGGATTGTTTTAGAACTATAAACACTACCATCTGAATAAATTCTAAATAAATATCCATCAGTTGCACCTTCTTTAGGTGCAGTGAAAAATCTAGCGCCTTTTATAGTTTTACCTGTTAAATCATCGAAAGTTATATTAGATGCATTTAAACTATTGGTTTTTATATATTCTCCGTTTAAATAAACTTTTCCATTTTGTAAATATATACCTTGTACTTGTCCGTTGTTTGTAAGAGCATTAAATATTGCTTGTTGTGTGTTATCAACTTTATTATCTACAAGATTTGCCATACCTTCCCAGGAAGTATCTACATAAGGTGTGGTTTCTGTTGCTGTACCATCACTATAATAGATTATAGATTTAGTCCATATGTAATAGCCTCTTTCCCATTCTGGATAGTTTGTATACCAAGTTGTTGGAGGGTCTATTTTAGATGTACTTTTGCCATATCTGTTACTTACTCTAGTAATAGACACACCTTGGTCGCCTTTACCACCTGGAGTACCTTGCTCACCTTTTGGTCCCGTTATACAAACTGGTTCTGATTCGCTTGTTGTATTATTAGAATATGTAGTTACTGTTTTTTGCCATATATATTTCCCACTTACCCAAGTAGGTTTTGTTGTGGACCAACTACCTCCTAATAACTGAGTAGGTGAAGTAGAAATATAGTAAGATATAGATACTCTCTTCATTGTAATTCCTGTAACTTCTACTACATGAGAATTTACATAGTCATCTATAGTCTTACCTTCTAAGCTAAAGTCTGTTGCATTAATTGTTACATTCCCATTTGAATCTATATAGAAAGTAGTATTTCCTTTTGAATCTATTACTTTTAAATTTTTAGCATTAATATATTGACCGTTAAAATAAAGTTTTCCATCTTGCATATATAACCCTTGTATTGTTCCATTTTTAGTAAGAGCATTAAATACTGCTTCAGAATCTGAACTGCTTAATTTATCGTCAATATTACTATTTATTTTATCATTTATTAAATTGTTTATATTTCCTCTTTTTGTATAATAATTTTCAAAATAATTTTTCAAAGTATCTTGATGCACATTTGTTGTAATTTCAATGTCGTTTATTTTGCAATCTACAGTTAAGTAATTATATAAAGCATTATATGCAGTTTGAAAATCATTGTAAGCTATATTGTACTTTAAGGCATTTGCTGTGATTTCAGCATATTCTTCTGCTATATCATCTAAAATTATTTGTAATTGCCTTTTTTCAGAAGGTATTAATGTACCATCTTCAAGTATTTTATTTATTCTTTCTTTTTGCTCGGATATATCAGTAGTCACATCGTCAATGTAGGAACTGATAGTTTTGCCTTCGAGACTGAATTCTGTTGCTCGGATACTTACATTACCCTCGCTATCTATCAGAAAAGTAATATTTCCGTTTCCATCTGTAACTGTTAGTTGTCTTGCATCTATAAAAGTGCCTTTGAGTTTCCCAGCATTGATTACATCAGCATTAAGTGATCCAATCAAAGCACTTTCTATCGCAGCTTCTTGAAAATATTCTGCAGCATCACTTATTTTGGTAGTTGTTGCACTAACTTCTTCTGAAAAATCCGTAGCATTTCCATAAGTATTAATCGCTCTTACTCTATAGTACCAAGTCTGTGAGCATTCTACCTCATGGAGAAAAGCACTTCCTTTCCCTTCATAAATCAAGTCAAATGCATTAGGGCTAAATCCTTGTTCTTGACTAGCATAAACTTGATAAGAATAATAAGGCTTATTATCAAAAATCCAACTAAGAGAAACTGTCTTAAATCCGGCTCTATCTATAGTTACAACTGGAACCGCTGGCAATGTATTAGGATAATCTTTTTTATTTGTTTTATCTACAATGTCTTTTACTTCATCTTTTGTTACTGTGTCAGTATTATTTTTATTTATGATTGAGCCTAGTGTTGTCTTTGGATCACCTAATTCTATAGATATATATTTGTCTGCTAATACGTTATAAGTTGTTTTTATAACTCTAGCTTGGTCTCTTATTCCATATTTGCTGTTAGCTATATATACACTATCATCCATGCCTATATATTCTAGTTCAGCTAATCCATCTTCCTTGTATTCTTCCGTTTGGCTAAGCGGTTGAAATTCTATTTTATAAGTCATTTTAGGAAGGTCGCAGCTATTATCGTTGAAATATTTTTCAGCTAGATTTTTTAATTTTTCTTTTGTTGGAGCTTCATCTTCGTCAAATTTGTCTGAAAAATCCATCCATTGACTTTTTACTATATCACCTTCTACATATCTTGGCGATTTTACTCCTGTTTCATCAATATATAGAGTTTTTTCAACTTCATCTTCTGTATAAGTAGCATAAGGTTTTATAATATTGATTATTTCTGAATAATCTTCTTCTAACGTAAAGCCTGTGATGTTCTTCTTATAAGCTATAAGAGTGTTATCATCCTTACCTCTTCTAGTAAGTACGGATATTGTAAAGTTATCTCTAAGAAGCTTAGGACCATTACCGAATGTATCTATAAGAGAACCTCTTGTCCCAGCTATAGCACTCAAACAATCTGTTTTTCTATCCATGCTGTAGTTACCAAGCATCTCTATATTACTTTCTATTGTAAATCTACTGTCAGCATCAGATTTTTGAAGCATATGTTTACCAGCATTTTCACATTTTATATTTTTTTCGTTTACATCTTCATTTAAAGAGTTTTTAGCTAAATCAAATGAAATATGTTTTGCATATACAGTCACTTGGCCATTTAGAGGTTTTGATATTGTATCTATTCTAAAAAGCTGCCCTTTTAAGTTATCCGATGCATCAGCTTTTACAAGGTTGTCTTGTTTTAACGCATAAAAAAAAGAACCATCAGAAGGATATACGAGTGTTAACTCGAAATCTCCGTTTGATTCTTCTTCAACTTGGCAAGATATAGCATCTACCAATAAACCTAATCCGTTGCTTTCATACGTTGTAAAACTGTTATCATAAATTCTTGGTATCACTATATCACCGCCATTCTATAATTTATTATTATTTTAGTAAAACTAGCGCCTGTTCCTATAGTCCAAGTTATATTGTTATTACCTTCTTCTAAAACAGGAAAATCACTATACATTTTCTGATTTGCATTTACTATTTTTCCAAGCGAATTAACAGTAGTTGCATTCATTTTTTCACAATCAAGTTGTATATGTCCTTCTAAGGCTTTTAAAACAACTTCTTGATTATTTATATTGATAGTTATGTCTCCTGTTGCATACACATCAATAACAGGCTTGGTTTTATATTCATCATTTTTTATTACAGTATTTTTAGTAGTTATCTCTACTGTTTTATTACTATTAGAGAATCTATAAGGCTTGCATCTGAATTGTGCCTGGAACAATCCAAAGTTTTCAATTGCTTCTTCTATGTCAACATCAGAATTATAAGTCCCTAATAGATAAAAACCCATGTCCTCACTTAATTGTATCTTTCTATTTGCTCCGTTAAGAAGGAATTTCTTTGCCCTTCTTGCTAATGCTGGAGTAGTTTCAACTTTGCTATTATTATTTACAAGCACACAACCAAGTGTTAATACAAAATCTTCATATCCATTGTCTATTGTTAGTGCTCCGTCTCTTCCTTCTATTTCAACAAACTCTAATTTTTTAGAAGGCGCAGAAAGGATATTACTTTCATACACCTTTATTCCATAATCTGTACTCGGTTTATCGTCTAAATATAAAACTATCGGGTCTTTATATTCTGTAAATTCCATTTCTACACCTCCTTATACTGTTAATACTTTTTTTCTTTTTAGATAGAATGCTAGGTCATTTGCTAGAGTTTCTATATCTATTTTATCATTTATACAAGGATTATTTATATTTATATTTATAGCATTACTTGTATTATTTTGTGTTGTTTGAGTTACAGCACCAATATTACCAGTTAATCCTTTAGCAGTACCTATTAAATCCATTGTAGTTGCATTGTTATTCATAACACCAACTACACTATTAGCTAGATTTTTAGCTTTTCCAAGCAAACTATTTTCCTCTTGATCTATCCCGACACCAATACCTTCTACTATACCAACACCGATTATATCTCGCATAATTTTACTTGGTGAATTAATCTTAAATCCAGCCTTGAATCCTTTTACTACTCCACTGGCAAAATTAGATATTTGAGTTCTAAGCCAACTTCCAGCTCCAGATATACCTCTCCATATACCTTGTACTATTTGTTTGCCTATACTTGCCATTTTGCCAGGGATAGAATTAACTCCGTTTATTATTTTATTTTTAAAATCATTAGCTGCTTTTTGACCTTGCGCTCCAAATTGCGATGCAAAGCTAATTGCTTTTGATATACAGCTAGATAAAAATGACCATACTCGCCCTGGCAATGTTGATAATGCACTTCCTACTTTACTTACAAATTGACTTCCAGCTTGTTGTGCTTTCGCAATCATTTGTGATGCCCATTGAGTTGCTTTGCTGTAAGTATTGCTTAGGAAATTCCATACCTTTCCTGGTAATTGTTGAAACCAATTTATAGTATTACTTATAAATCGACTACCAGTTTCTTGCGCTTTTGATAACATATTACTACCCCATTGAGTTACTCTGCTATATGTATCTGTAAGCCATTTACCTATCTTGGAAGGCAATTGAGAGAACCAGTTTCCTATTGAGTTAATCCACATCGGTATATTTGTAGCAAAATAGTTATATGTATTAATTCCCCAGCTAGTTATGGCTCCTAATACAAACCCTAATGCATAGCCTACTTTTCCTGGTAAGCCACTTAACCACGTACCTATTGATGATATCAAATTGCTAATCCAACTTGATGCGCTACTATATACACTATTTGCCCATTGTGTTATAGAATTCCATAACTCTGTAGCTTTTTCTGTTACTGTTATCTTTATTTGTTCCCATAGTTCTGATATTTTACTTTGAATTTGAGGGACTATTTCCATAGCTTTGCTTAATAAAAATTCACCTAGTTTTCCTATTTCTTCACCTATTACCTCTAATATTCCGACAAATAATTCTCCAATTGCTACAACTATCTGAGGCAATGCTTGTATTATTGCTTGTCCTAATGCTATTACAAGTTGAATACCAGCTTCTATAATTAGTGGTAAATTTTCTAATATGCATCTAGCAATTTCAATAACTAATTTTACTGCAGCTTCTAGTAATGTTGGTAAATTTTCTACTAATGCAACTGCTAAGGTTGTTATAATCTGTGCTGCAGCTTCTATAATTAGTGGTAAATTTTCTAATATGATGTTAACTATAGAACTTAGTGTATTTGTTATTATATCAACTATAGCTGGTAGATTTTGGCTTATACCATTTACAAGTGCAGTTATAATGTATACTCCTGCTTCAATTACTTTTGGCAGGTTTTCGGCTATGATGTTTATTACTGTAGATACAACATTTACTATAGTTTCAATTAATGTCGGTAATGCTTGCGCTATACCTTGCATAATCATTTCAAGCAGTTTAAATCCAGCATCTAAAAATAATTTTACGTTATTACTCCACATTTTTAGCCATGCTTGGATTAATTGTCCTGCTGTTTCTATTAATTTCGGTGCTACTTTCAAGATTCCAGCTACTAAGTTTGATATTATTTCGCTTGCTTTTGACTGTAAAGCTGGTAAATTCTGATTAATCCCTTGAGCTAGGTTGCTAGCTATACTTTTACCGCTTTCTAGCCATTGAGGTAATGATGATTTTACCTTATCTAATCCACTTTTAAATGTATCTGCAAATTGATCTATAACTCCTTTTATACCACCTTTTTTATATGCATTTGGAATAGTTTCTGTAAAATACTTTTCAAGTGTACCAAATACATCCTTTGCCTTTTCTTTTACCGATTGCCAAGCATTATTTACAGTAGTCCTAAATGTTTCATTTGTCTTATAAAGGTGAATAAGTCCAGCGGTTACTGCAGCAATAGGTATCGCAAAAGCAAAAAATGTTGAGGTAGCAGTTCCTATCATTGCCACAACTCCGCCAATCATGGTCCAAGCACCATTGAGGGCAACCAACCAACCACTCCATAATCCTACGCCCATAGAAAGAGGTAATAATAATAATGTCATTGCGGGAGCTAACAATGCAACTACACTAGCTACTTTTGCAATTATTGGATGTGCTTCATTAAATTTTGCAATCCAGTCAGCTATTACTCCAACAACTTTCATCCCTACTTCTAAGACTTGCCCGGCAGTTTCTATTAAAGGCTCGAAAGCTTTTGCTAATTTGTTTTTTGTAGTATCCCATAGTTTTTGTAATCCTTCGTCCGCTTTCATAGCTGCACTAAATAACACTCCATAAGCAGCAATTGCGGCAGCTCCAACAATAGGAATTGCAAGTCCTAAGTTAGCAGTCCCAGTCGTTAAGTTTCTCATTATCAATCCGTATCTTACCATTGAGCCTTGTGCTGCTCTTACTGCAACTTTTTGAGCTGAATATTTTTTTATAACTCCTTCAACTCTACCACCTAATCTTCTATACCCACTTGATAGACGATTTAGCGGTGAAACTCCTAAGTCCATAGCTTCTGATAAAAGCCTAAATTGTCCTGGTGTAGATGGGGGTAATAACATCTCAGGTCTTATTCCATGGTCTTGTAAACCTTGCATACGTTGTGTTAATATTTGAGTTTGGTCTCCCATTAAGCTAGTCATTCTCGCGTTAAGTCTTATACTATTAGCTTGTGTCTGTAGCTGTCTCTCTGTAAGGCCTAATTGTCCTCTCATATAAATCTGTCTAAATGTATTGTCATCTAAACTTAGCGCGAACTCTGTCATTGCATTTCTCGCTTGCATAGCTTCTTGTGAATAGCTTCCGTAGTATCTTCTTGCATTTCTTACTTCACCTCTAAGCCTATACATTTCTTGATATGCTTCTCGTGTCGCTTGCGGTACTTCTCCGCCTAGCTCATATTCTAGTCTTTGCATTTGTCTTTCGAATCTTTGAGCTTCACGAGTTGTTCTACTAAATTCACTTCTAGTTCTAGATGCTGAACTTGTAATATCGTCAAAGGCATTACTTGTACTGCTAGTTACTTGTCTAACACTATCAAAAGCGCTTCTTGCCCTACTAGCTGAATCGCTTGTACTTCGTAATGCATCGCTTACTCCATTTGTAGCTTGTTGTGTATTTCTTAATGTATCACCCATAGAACTAGAACTATTTTCAAACTCTCGTAAACTTTCTCTAGCATCATCTAATGCATTATTCCAGTTTTGTATATCAAGATTTAAATAGCCTGTTGCAGTTCCTAAGTTTGTATCCGGCATTATTTAACCTCCTTTCTTTGTTTTTTCCATGCTTCTGATATAAATGTTTTTTTCTTTCCTGTTTCTTGGTCTATTAGATCTTCACTCCATCGTGGTTTTTTCTTTTCTTCAAGTTGGCATGATATATACATACAAGCTTCATCAAAGCAAAAAGCCACGTACTCATCTTTTATTCTTGCTATTTCACTTGGTAATCTTCTATATTTCTCCGACTGATTGATTATTCTCAATACGTTCTTGCTCTTTACGAAAGCTTTTTAGCCCGTCAATTCCAGCTTGAACATAAGTAAGAATTGTTGTTTTCATTTCTAGTGGTAGCGTTATACCTATTTCTTTTATTTCTTTATAGCTTGGATTTACTAATGTTTCTTCACATAAAAACTCTAATAGCTCTCCTAACTGTTTTAAAGCTGTAACATCTCCTTCTATAGTTGCTTTGTTTACAGTTTCAGTTTTCCCGTTAAATACTTCTGCTGCTTCTTGTAAAAGAGTATTAGGTATTTTACCTTCTGTTATAAAAGCTAGCATATCTGGTCTTTTTAGCTCAGCTATAAGTTCTGTTCCATCTTCAAACTTACCTAAACTTACTATCTGAGTTTGTTTTACTCTTTTTAATTTTTCTAAACTTGTTACTTGTAAATTTTCCATTATCTATTTCCTTTCATAATAAAAACCCCTCTAAAATTATTTAGAGAGGTCTATTTCATCTATAACATTATTTTCTTCTACAATCTTATTTTCTTCTATATCATTTGTTCATTCTGATACTGTATCATTTGGTAAAGCAGTTACTTTTTCTATTGTATAAGGTGCAGTTCCTTTCTCTGGTCTTGATTGAATAGTATATTCATTTGAATAATATTCACCATCTTTAAAACTTAAAGGCACTGATTTTCCTTTACAACTTGGGAATGTCACTTTTGAAAAGTTTCCAGTGTCTCCATCTGTTCCTACTTCTGCAGAATAAACTTCAACATCAAACGATGTTTTTGATGCATTTTGTCCTACTGGTGGCGCTGTATATTTTTTAAAAGTTTTTCCATCTGTATCGTATTCGATAGTACCTCCTTGAATAACTTTAAGAAGCTCAGGACACATTACATTGTCTTTGCAAGTTAAGTCATAACCAAGTACAGTATCTTTAGCTTCTCTATTTGCATATATTTCACCCTTTAGCTTAAGAGTTTGTTCTTCGCCTTCTGAAACCACTTCTTCTGTTGAAATTTCATCAGAAGTTTTGAAACTAAAAATATCAGTTTCAGTTACAACTCTAACCAATGATACATCTGATAGTGGCATTTGATTTATCTTTTTTACTGTAGCTGCCATATTTATCTACCTCCTTCTCTATATACATATCTGAAATACGAAAGTTTTGTATAATATGCTTTCATATCATTATCAATTTCTATTGCATACTTATCATAATTTTTTCTTAGTTTGCCGAATTTTTTTATTGTATTTTCAACTTGTTTTATATAATCCTCAACCTTTGAGTATTCATTAAAAGGATAAAATACCCATAACTCTATGCTTTCTTTTTTTAGATTCTTACTACTTGAAGTATCTTCTGTTCCAGCTTCATAAATCAATACAAATGGGTCTGTGCAAATTTTATCCTGTTGTCCAAGTGAGTACACTTTTAATCCGCCAGTTCTAAGAAATCTATATAAATCCTGAAACATTAACCTCACCTACCTTAGAAGTATACTTAGTCCAGACATAACCTGTGGACCTATTTCATTTATTGTTGGCATTATAATTGGATAAGGTCTTGTACCAGGGTGATTGACTTTTTTAACAGGATGACTAGCTCCTTGCCAATACAACCAAGGATTCCCTGTTATAACATGTGGTGATGTTCCTTTTTCTAGATATATCCCATAATTAACTCCGTGTGATAATGCAATACTTAATACATTCTCGTTTTTCCATTCCCATGATGCATTAAGTCTATTTCTAGCATCATGTGTCCTATCTGTCCAAGGTTTATTTACTCTTGCGTGATTTTGAAGTTTTGTAGCTGAGCTATTAGCATATATTTCAAGCGCTGCTTTTGTTCTATTTCTTTTTTGTTCTAACATATCCATTAACTCGTCAATATTCATGCTAAAATTACTCATCGTAGCTCACCTCTTGTAATCTCATATCCGCATAAATATCCATTTTATTTACATTTCCAATATCTTTAATTTGATATTTATAGCCATTTATATATATATAGTCATCTTTCTGTATAAGCTTCGCAGTCTCATCGTATACAACTAAAAAATATATACTTTTTTCTTTTATTACCTCTGCTTTATTTTGCAATGTTATACTTTGGCCATACTGATTATTTGATTCATGATATAAGCCTTCTATTTCACATACTAATTCAAGTAAGTCTGACTTTTCTCCAAAATCATTTGTGTAAGCTCGCTTAACCACTCCTAAAGAAGGGAGCTTTTTTATTGCTTTTTCAACTTTCGATTTGATTTTTTCTTTATTTATCATAAGATCTTACTTCCATTCGGTCTGTATTTTTTAGCAAGCCTTAACCAGTATTCTTTATTGTTCGGCAAGCTTAATCCCCCTGGTAAGGCAATACTATCATCTTCTGCTTTGGCTAGAAGGCATTCATAAGCAGTTTTATTTATGTCATAGTTATTTTTTTCTGCGTAAAATTGGAGTTGTTCATCGCTAAAAAAGGGAGAATCACTCTCCCTTAAAATTAGCTTTAGCATTTCTAAATCATCCATCTAAATCACGTCCTATTATTTTTTAGATTTAAATTTAGCTAAAACAACTTTAGCTGCATTTGATAAGACTGCAGTATAGTGTTTGTCAGCAGATATATCAGTTTTTCTTGCTAAAGATACTCTATCTGTTTCTACATTTGTATCTCTTTTTAAATATACAGTTAAAGCAGCAGTATCTTCTTCTGTTTCAGCATCATTATTAAGTTTTATAATTGGATTAAAGTATACTGGAGTAGTTGATTTTAATACATAATCATCTACTTTAGCATTTGGCAATGTAGCTTGTATTGTTGATAAATTACTAGATATTACTTGCACTGCATTAGATGTTCCACTTTCACAGAAAGAATACCATTCATTTACTAATTTAGCTTTTTTAGTTGCTACAATTCTACAATTAGCTATTTTACCTATTTCCCCATTCATAACCACTTGACCAGTATATTTGTCTGCAGATATAAAATTAGCATCTTTTCTTAATTGTGTAACTTGTTTAGGATTTACAAACATAACTTTTTCTGTATTTAACTCTTCATCAAATACATCTACTGCATCAACTATTCCGTCATAATTTATAGTTCCGCTTGAACCATCATAAATTAATTGTGCATTAAATAAAGCATCTATTGCATCATTATCTACTTTAGAAGCTATTGATTTTGCTATTTGATTATTTGTTTCTCCTACAGGATTACCATATCCTGATAATACTGCTTCGTCTGTTAGTTCTCAATTTGTTATCCTATAGGCTTTTTATCCTATAGTTCTTATAGTTTCCTATAAGTTCAGCATATATTTTCACCTTCAACTTTACTTGCTAAGGTGTTAACCACTCGTGGGAATATTTTATTCTATACTTTTTTCAATAAAAAAGCATAGGTTCAATTCCTATGCGTTACGGTGACTAAGACTTTTTAACTTCTTAGTTTACCTCGGTATTAGCATAGCAATTTTAATATAAATTGCTTTAGCCTCTCTTTATAATTAATTAAATAAATCTAAAATGTTTATTACCAGTCGACTTTCTTTTACCTTTACAAACAGCACTAATATTTGAAGCATCTAGGTTTAGTTTTTTTGAACATTCGGTTATACTATCAAATATTTCCCCAGTTTCAATGCATTCTACTTTTTTAGTTCCCATTTTACAAAAAGTATTGCCTTTTTTAAAAGAAGTTTCATTTGCACCTAAACCTTTAGTACCTTTTCCATAAGTTATATTTTCACCATTTTCAACTGTGTTATATTTTTTAATATAATATGTTTCTAATTCATTAGCTTTATCTAAATCAGTAGTTTCTTCTAATAAATGTATTGTATAATATTTTCTATTTTCAAATCTTCTTTTATGTTCACTTAATCTAACACTTAATTCTCTGTTTGTTTGACCTACATAAACAATTTCATCTAATTCATTTTTAAGACAGTATATTCTATATATCATAAATATATTTCATTCCTTTCTTAATTTATTAATTATATATCTGTTAAACAGACCGATTTTGGTTAATTTATTACTTCTTTATTTCTAAAGAAGACGGCAGAATTAATTTACCGCTTTCATAGCTTTTTTTACTGTAGCAGTTGTTGAAGTAGTAGTTAATTTTACTGTTTCTGCTGCAACACCTTCTGCTACATCTACTGCATCTCCTATATCATTTACATTCATACAAGGTCGTTAATCTTGTATCGTTCTCTTATGAACTGCTATATATTACTATATAGATTAGACTATATCATCAACTCCTTGAGTTGCCCTCCATTTCCACCCACTTGGGTGTACGCCTTTCGGCTAGTCGTTGAACGTTATTCATTAAATATATATTTAATGAATCTTCGCTGCTGATTGTCCTAAAGTGAGATGAACTCTTTAGGAGTTTCCAGCAATTAAAAGGGTTTGCAATACATATCACTATGTAAAGGCGCATATAGTTTACGCATATTGTGGAACTGTTATAGTATTTCCTGGTTGCCCTACTAATGTAGTATCTATTTTAGCAAATGGTGTAACCACTAATTTTTTTTCTATTTTGGCTGAAATCATATCTGCCATTACTTCTGGATTTATTAAATCTGCAATTTTTGTTGTTGCCATATTATCACCTTCCTATTATTTTAATTGATTATACAGTTCTTTATTAGAGTTGAATAAATCTACTCTTTCTTTATAAGTCATCTTATTAAATTGTTCTTTTGTTATTGCTCCATCACCAACTCTCGGATGATTACCTGTTCCTCCAGTATTTCCTGGAGCTGGATTTGATGTATCAAATAAATATCCATCGCTTTCCTTCAATGCAGTTAATTGCCCTTCTAAGCCTTCTAATTTACCTTCATTAAATTTTATATTATCTAAATCTAGTAAAGCTTTTAAAGCCTTAGCATTCTTACATTTATTGTCTTTTAATGCACTGTCTAATGCATAATTAAAATCCTTTTGTGCTGATTCTTTTTTCAGATTTTCTATTGTAGCTTCATGATCTTGTATTGTTTGTTGCAATGCTTCATTGTCTTTATTATTTTTCTTCAACTCTGTTATAGTTGTATTTGCAGCTTTTATTTGTTCATCTAAATCAGCCTTTTGGCCTTTTAATTTCGTATATCTTTCATCTGCATTTTCTAAAGATGTAGTATATATTTTTTCTTCTTTCATCTTTGCAGTAATGTTATTTATTTGTTCATCTGTTAAGCTTTGTGCTTTTAATAATTCTTTAAATTCCATATTTCCTCCTATATTTACACTTTTTACAAGTCCGTTTCTTGAATATAGTTTTTAGTTTATTCTTTTACGTCTGTAAACTAAAAAAAGACATAAAAATAAGGCTTTACAGCCATTTACATCTTTTCTTATACTTCTTATAGTATTTTTTATAAAAAGGTGATTTCTCACCATTTGTTGCTAAATTAAATAAGATTTGTGGACTTGTAACCCAGCCCATTTTTACCCCTATTTTAAACAATAAATCTCTCATATTTTAACCTCCCATGCTTCAAACCATTTATCAAGCTTTTCATTTTTTCCACCATTAGTCCAGTCTTTTAATTCTTTTGCTATATCTTCTAAATTTTCCTCTATGACTGGTAATAAGGTGCATCGTCCTAACGGTCACGGATGGTCGAGTGGAATATCCTCGACCTTAAACCTCTTTCCGTTTCGTTCTTTACATAAATCGCATACATTATCGTCTGTTCCGCTTAGCCATTCAACTTTTTCTACATATGGATTATGCTTAGCACTTTGCCTTGTTGCTTCTTGGTATGCATGATTTATATATGTATTTGCCAATCTATATGAGTTAAATTCAACCTTATTTTTACTCTTAGGATGAATAGTAAACTTTTCGTATTCCTTTTTATAATCTGGATTAACATAAGCTTCTAAGTCTTTAGCTATCTCTTTACTACCTTTTCCACTAATAAATCCATCTGTAAGTATATCGTTTATGGTCTTTACAGTCTTTTTATGATTGCTCCAAAGTCTGTCAGAAAGTTTTATGTTATCTCCATACATTTTGCCTGTAATAACATTATCTAAAACTTGCTTGTTTACTTTTATAAACATATCTTCAAAGCTACTAGAAAGAGGTTTACATAAATCACTGTAAAACTCTACTTGGCTTTGTGTATAGCCTTCTACGGTGTTTGCTATAGCCTTTTCTATATCTTTATTAAGTCTTTTATTTAGTTTCTTATATTCTTTTTCTAGATACTTAGCAGTTTGTCTTAAATAGTCATATGTCATCGTATCTGGATTAACTAGAGCCAATCTTTTAATTAGATTATTTGCTACTCTCTTATATGCTTTTTTTATTTCTCTAGTCATCTCTTTTTCAGTTTTATTCTTTTGTTTAAAAAAATTATTCAACTGAATCACTCATTCCAGATACATAACTTTCTTCTAGCATTTCTCTTTCTAATGCTATTTGTTTTATTTCGGCATCTGCTACATCATCTGTAACACCTTGCCATTTTTTGATGAATGTTTTTCTAGACATAGCTTGTGCATTTACTTGTTGTAAATCTAATGTCTTTTCTTCGTCTTCATCTTCCTGTAAAGGATAGTTATTTTCGACTGTAACAGTATAATCAAGCTGCGGTAATTTCTCTATTTGATATACTTCTGTAATTTCAAGTATTGCTCTTATTAGCCATTCTAAAGCTGGTCGCCATGCCATCATCTTTTCTTCACATCTAGTAATAAGCTGCCAATACAGTGCTTTCATAGTTTTGCCTGATGTCATCATACCTTTTAGCTCGTCATTACTTAACATTGGTATATTTAACATCTCGTACATATCTGACTTAATACGTTTTAGAGAATTTTCTATCTTGTCTCCATAACCAAAGTCTGTCGGTATTGTACCTAGTGTAGCTTGTTTCCCTTCTGCTGTAGGGTCTGTTGGTACGTCCCAAAATGCTCCAGGCTTTAGTTGAAATTTTTCAGATGCTTCTGGGTCTATGTCGACACCATAAATAATCCTATCCATACCTTTTCTAAGTGTGTCTACATCTTCTGAGGATAGTCTGTTGTATTGAATTTGATTATCTAAAAGCTCTTTTACATCGCTCTCTCCAAATGGGTCGCCACTTAGTCCGTCATTGATGATTACATAGCAAGGAATACCGCTTAATTGCAAGTCTACATCTACATTTATAGGTTCTATTAATATCCCATTACCATTGTAGATACCTTCATTTAATATGCATCTTCCATCTACCATTTCATACTTTTGCTTCCAAATACGTTGCTTGTCTTTTTCAACTTCCTTATTTGTCTGATAGAAGAATATTATCTTTTTAAGTTCGTTAGGATTTTCCTCGTCACTCTCATAGATAAATTCCAAGCTAGGTAAAAACATTATCCTAATCTCTTTTGTATCTTGGTTAGCATATAATTTAATAGCAGCTCTTTTACCGATAAAGCAGTCTCTAGCACCTTTTACAAGTTTTTCTGAGAATAGATTATCTTTTAATATTTTATTTAAATAAAGATTTATTTCTTCAGCTTTATCTTTATCAGCATCTGTATCATTTTTAGGTTGAATGTATAACTCTGGAGTCTTACCGAATAAAAATCTAGATTCTTCTTTTATAAGCTTCTTAATCAGATTTGTTCTTTTTTCTGTCTGTGTATAGTCTTTTTCTTCTGACTTGTCTATAAAGTTTTCTCGACCTTCATATATGTCATACAGTCTTAGTATATCGTTCATTTCTTGTAATACTGCCGAGCCATATAATCCAGTAAGTTCAGCAGTAACAAACTCTTGATAACTATTAAGCATCTTGTAACCTCCTTTCTATCTACTATTATTTATTCTTACTTTTCTATTCCCAACTGCGGTAAAGAAATAATATCTCATTTGGTCCATACTGTGATCATATTCTTTAACTGGTTTATCTTCTCCAGTTTTGCTTGAATCGCTATCCCATGAATAAGATGCTATCTCTTTTAATGTTTCAACACAATCTTTATCAATTAAAAGTTTATCTTGAGTCATAAAGCTAGCAGTAAGTCTTATTCCATCTAGCACATCATTTTTAGCTTTTTGAACTCTATATCCCCTTTTTCTTAATTCAGCAATAAAAGAAGCTGCAGAAGGGTCAACAATTATTCTCTTAACCTTATAATCACCGATAAACTTTTCTAAATCATCTGCATATTGTGTATCTGTCTTTTGTATTCCTTTATCTCGGCCACTGTAGTAGTATTCATTAATTAATACATGCTTACCATCTATAGTTTTACCCCACAAGCCAAATACAGTTGCATTTTGAGTACCATAGTCGCATGATATATAATATTCTTTGTATGAAAATTCAGTAGCGTCACAAACATGCTTTTCTTTATCAAACATAGAATATATAATTCCTTCTGCAACTACCCATAAACCTAAAATATAACGTTTAAAGAATACTCCAGAATACATGGATTTATATCTATTTTTTATCTTCTCAGATAATGATAAATTGTCATCCATTGTAAAATGCAAATATAAAATATTCTTTTCTTCTTTTTTATCTATCCAATTAAGTTTAAACCAGTGGTATGGTCCATCTGGGTTACAGTTAAACCAAAATTTACTGCCCTCAACTGAACAACGTCCTGTTGCTTGATTTACAAAACTCTCAGGCATTAATGCAACCTCATCAAAGAATACTCCAGCTAAAGTTATACCTTGTATAAGATCTTGGCTTCGTTCATCTTTACCACCAAAGATATAAAAATAATTTGTTTTATCTCCTTTGGTTACAATTAACAAGTTATCAGCTCTTTTATCCTCTGTTTTATATCCTCTTGATTTAAGCATTAGCTTCAACCAAAATAAAACATTCCTTCTAAATGAGCCTATTGTCTTACCACACATCCCAAAGTTTTGACCGTTGAAGTTTTCCATTGCCCATAAAGAAAAGCTTAATGACATTGAAATAGTTTTACCGCTTCTTATAGCTCCGTCAGCTATAATTCCATCTTTATCATGTACAGGTGAAGCTGGTAGCCACCAAGTTAGCACCTTTTTTTGTTTTGTAGAGAAAGGACTAAATTTTATAACCGCTTTTTTAATTCCTAAGTTTCTTGATGATTTCATTTTATTAACTTTACTTCTTGCTTCTGAAATACGTCTCTTGATATTAATCATCGTTCCATACCTCGTCAACTTGCGCATTTAAAGCATCTATAAATCCATCATCCTCGACAGGTCCTTCATCTCCACCTTGTTTTAATATAGCAAGTTCAGTTTTCATAACTGCTATATCTAATTTAGCTTCATCTACATCAAATTTATGTAATAAATCAATAGCTTTTTGTTTTTTCTCTTGCACTCTAGTTAATGCTTCTTCTATATTTTGGATTTGATTTAAAGCAGTTTCAAATTCTTTAAGATCTGTATCCGCATCTTTTTCAATGCCTGTTTTGTAAGACTTTAATGTAATTTCTTTGTTTTTTAAATCAGCTATCCTTTTAAGCATTCTTCTTTCTCTGACTGTCAGTAGTTGAATTTCATGAATTAGTAAATTTCTTTTTTCTATCTCTATGCTATCAACTAATTTAATTTCGTCATCTTCTAAAGTGTCAAAGAATATACTTTCAAATTCTCCTGTTGTGACCGCGTTTTTATTATTTGGCCTTGCTTGTAAGGGATAAGATTCTTTTTTTAATCTAGAATTAGCTTTTTTACTAGCTTTCCTAGTTTTTTTTGCATCTATTTTATTTGTCGTACAACTTTGTTCTGATTGTTGTACGACTTTGTTCCATTTATCTCGACTTTTCCAAACTGCTATTACTTTTTCATCTTCATTTAGCATACTAGCAATTTCTCTATTAGTTATATTCCCATTATGTTGTTTATATATCTCGAGAGCTTTGTCTCTACTTGGGCTTCTAGCTCTTGCCATGCATCACCACCTCGTTATTTTCTAATTTATCTAATAATTTATTTCTATATCTATTATCATTCGTTAATCTAATAAGACTTTCTATATCTCTTTTACTTAGCTTATCGTCAATCTCTCTTTTTATAGCCATAATAACCAGTATCTTAGCTTTATAAAAATTATTTACATGTGTATGTCCGTTTTCAAATTTCTTGTTTGTATTATGTACAACGAATCCGTCACTACATCTATAAATTGAATACTCTTTTCTTTGAAATATTTTTCTACTCATTTAGATCAACTCTTTCTTTACACAACAAAAGAGCCCTTCATGGGCTCCTTTTCAAATTGAGTATGAGATTAAAATCTGTTTCTGTTGTTGTATGATAGTAATTACAATTAGCAAGCTACAGGATTCGAACCTGTATCACATGGGGGAGTGATTTCCATTACTTGCACGTTGCTGAGGTTTTACCCCCAGCTATTTCCTGTCATAACTAAGCTGTTAATTATATACTTAATACTTAGGGAGGACACAAGTCTGTGCCAAGAAAAAACCAATGTTTTAAAAAAACTGTAGCAATTATACTAGTCAAATAGGTTACCAGGCTATCTGACATTCAATAAGAGTTCGTAAAGAAAACAACCTTTATATTTTCCTATAATACAAATATACTATAGTTTTCCGTCTAAAAAAGGAACTTTTACGGAAATTATGAGGTAACTTTACGGAACTTTTACGGAAATTATATAAGTGATTTTATTTTATTAATTATATCGTTTCTCATAATTCTACATTTTTTATCACTATATCCTATTTCCTCCCCTACATCTAACCAGCTTGGTGCTTTTTTTCTGTTTGAAAAATATCTAAAGCTAACAAGTCTTTTCTCTTCTTCTTTTAACAATTCTAATGCATTTTCTATTTTTCTAATTTGTCTCTCTTTTTTATGTATCTTATTTTCTATTTCTATTATCTGTCTCTCTTTTGCAAGTACTTCATTTTCAACTGTATTGCTTATGTTATTTGTTTGTCCTGTTCTTTCGTCAGCATAGCTAATAGCTTTGCATCCCTTGTAATCTATCTCTAAATATTCTAAATCTATTTTTAGACTGTTTAACTCTATTTTCATAGAATTATAATTATATAACTTACCTTCTGCATCTGAAAATGTTTTATCTTTTTCTATTGTTTTACTAGCCATGCTCCCACACTCCTGTTATAATATTATTAAGGAATTTGTCGGAATGTGAAAGCATTCCTTTTTTTATGTCAATTATTTGTATTTTACATGCATAATCTACTCACTATCCATAATGCTATAATAAATATAATTATTGCATCTGCTATTACTCTATTCATCTTTTTCCCTTTCTATTTCCCAATCTTCTGGAAAAGTAGCTGAATCACATGGGCAAGCTATCAATCCTAAAATATCCAATATTTTGCATACTTCACAATCTTCATTGCTAATACATTCTTTTTTTATTGTTAGTAATGCTTTTTTTATTAACTCTTTTCTATCTTCCATTATTCTTCCTCCAATAAGTTTTTATTCTCGTACACATTTCCTATAATTTTATTTTCTGCAGTAGAGAATATAGAAATAAGTCTAACGTTATATCCTTCTTTTGATTGTATGTACCAACTTGCTTTGCGATATATAACCGCTCCAATTATATGATTTAATCCTCTAGTTGTTTCTACTATGTCACCTTCACATATTTCTATATCATTAATATCTTTGTATCCTGTATATTCTCCGATGCTTTCTCCGTCTACTTCAAAGAATCCTCGGTAATTATGTACTAAATATGTTTCTAGATCATCATTGTATTCTGCTCCGAAACCTTTTATCCATTGGCCTTCATCTAAAGAATAGCCTCTTACTTTCATTTCTCTCATTATTGATTTTTCCCCTTTTCTTTGAATTTTTCTACAACTTCATCACCTAAGTAATATATGACGAATAGTAAAGCTCCTATTGTAAAAAATCCTATTATTACTTCTAAAATGGTCGTTATTATTTCACATTTTATAAAAATCATAAAACCCATCGTAATGGTAAAAACTATAGCTATTGCATATAATAAAAGTCTTATAGCACCGACTATTATTTTTATGATTATTTCTAATACATTTTTCATAAATTTCTCCCTAAAATGTTTTTTTACTCATTCTTCCAGCAAAATAAATTAAGAAAAATCCTAATGTTACCATTAACCATTTTAAAGTATATAAACTCGGATTTCCTGCAGTTATATATACAATTGCATATCCAATTACCAATAATAACATGTACATATTTATCATCTCCTTTATATTTTGTGTTTAGTATTGTTTCTTTTCTTCTTGTTCTATTTTTACCTACTTAATCCTAACCCTCAAAGCTCCATCCATTTTCACCTACTATTTCTAATATTTCTTTTAGTGTATAATTTTCAAACGGATGAT